CTAGAAACGTTGGGCGCCCAGGCTGACGGCTCTCGCCAAGGCCTGGGCGATCTGCGCGTCGGAGCGGATCAAGCCCGACGCCTCCCCGCCCTGGACATTGACTGTCACCGAGATCCCGCCCGCCGTTCCGACGGGCTCTATGGTTCCCGCGCCGTGCGGACGGAACACTTCCGGCCCCCGCTCCCCGACCAGATAACTGCCGCCGGGCAAGACCGGTCCGCCGTCGGCGCGAGCGCCCGAGAAGCTCTTGGTCAGCGCTTCACCCAGACCTCCACCTTTGAGCGCCGCCCCGGCCGCGCCGAGCACAGCGCGGGCCAACTCCGACAACGACACCTGACCATCGGACGCCGCGCGAGCCAGCGACCGCGCCAGGGACGTCCCGGCCCGCGTGAAGGCCTCGTCGATCGAGCGGGCCGCGCGTTCGGCGGGCGCCTTCAGGGCCTCCAGCGACGCGGCGGCCTCGGCGGCGCGGGCGGGGACGGCGGACAGGCCATCTTGCTCAAAGCTCATGGGATCTCCTCGTCGGGATAGCGGGCGAGCAACTCGGTCAGGCCCGAGCGGGTCAGGACCGGCGAGGCCGGCGCCTCGGTCAGCGCCCGCCACTCCACCAGAGACAACCGCCAGAACGCCTCGGGCGCGACGCCCAGCCGGACCGCCAGCCGCAGCGGCTCGGCCCAGCTCACGCGGAGGCGGCCAGGGCGGCGGCGAGCGCGCTGGCGGCCTCCGGAACGGTGGCGCGAGCGGCGATCTCTGCGGGCTCCCCGCCACCATCCAGCAGCGCCGCCAGCACGGCGGTCAGATCGCCCGCGCTAAGCGTGGTGATGCGGTCCGGCAGTTGGGACCAGTCGGAAAGGCCCAGCGCGGCCTCGATGCGAGCGAGCGCGCCGAGCGTGAGGCACAGGCGGCGGGGCGCGCCGGCCAGGGTCACGACGACCTCGCCGCGGGCGGTGTTGGGCGGGAGCATCTAGATCGCCGTGAACGTCACGGCGCCGGCCGAGGCCAGGCTCAGCGCGAAGGCCGCTTCGCCGTCGTGCTCGCCGGCATATTCCAGGGCGGCGACCAGGAACGGCCCCTCCAGCTGGCCGAAGTCCGGCACCACCAGCCGCCACACGCGCGCCGACTGGTCGAAGAAGCTCGTCCGCACCTGGGCGTCGGAGGCGGCGTCGCGGAACACGCCCGAGCCCGAGACGGCGACCGACTTGACCCCCGCCCCGGCCAGCAGCTCGCGCCAACGGCCGGTGCTGTCGCTGTCAGTGGCGTCGATCGCCTTGGCGTTCAGGCTGATAGTCCGGGCGCGCAGGCCCGCGACGGTGACGAAGGTCGGGGTCGCGGCCCCGTCGCTGATCTTCAGCAGGATGTCCTTGCCGGCTTGGGCGGCCATGATCGTCTCCGTGTCTCAGGGAAGCTCGGTCACCGCCCGCACGCGGACGATGCCGAGGGTGGTTTCGCGGTCGGCGCCGGTGAAGACGTCGGCATAGGGGACGCGCAGGTTCACCAGCCGCCGGCCGGTCAGCGCGGGCCTGGCGTCATGCAGCGCCAGGCGCACGGCAGCGACGAGAGCCCGCGCCTCCTCCGGCCCGCCGAAACGGCTGGCGCAGGTGAGGGTCAGCAGGTGCTCGATGGCGTCGTTCTCGCCGACCGCTCGCCCTTCGGCCCGGGTGACGACGACGCAGGGATAGGTCGGCACGCGCGGCGGGCTGGCGTGGATCCGCTGGGCGGTGATCGCGGTGACGGCCGGCGCGGCCTTCAGGGTCGCGACCAGGGCGTCGATCAAGGGCTTGTCGCTCACAGCCGCGCCTTTCGATAGGGGGCCAGCCAGGGCTGCGGCTCCGGATCGGTCCGATGCTCGTAGGCGTGGGCGACCAGGGTCAGCACCGACAGCCGCAGCGGGGCCGGGCTGGTCGGGGTCAGGGCGACCCCGGACGCGGCCGCGACATGAGCTTCAGCGGCGTCGATCAGGATGGTGAGGACGGCGTCCTCCGACGTGTCAGGCACGCGCAGGAACGCCCTGGCGTCGGCCAGGGTGAGGGATTGGGGCATTGGGGGGTTTCCTGGAGGAAGGGCGGCGCTGCCCCCTCAGTCGCTCCGCGACAGCTCCCCCAGAAGGGGAGCATCTGGGCGGCGCGATCCTCCCCCTCTGGGGGAGGTGGCCCGTAGGGCCGGAGGGGGCAGCGCCGAGGCTGGCCGACCTAGCTCGCCGCGAACTTCAGCAGCTTCACGGCGTCGAAGTTCTGCACCCCGCCGCCGACGCGCTTGGTGGTGTAGAACAGCACGTGCGGCTTGGCCGAATACGGGTCGCGCAGCACCCGCACGCCGGCGCGGTCGACGATCAGGTAGCCCTTCTCGAAGTCGCCGAACGCGATCGGGCAGGTGTTGGCGGCGGCGTCCGGCATGGCCTCGATCTCGGTGACCGGGAAGCCCAGCAGCGACGCCGACTGGCCCGGCTGCAGCGCCGCGTTCCAGATGTAGTTGCCCTGCGCGTCCTTGAATTTGCGCACCGCGCTGACCGTGCGGCGGTTCGTCACGAAGCGGCCGTTCTGGCGGTACTGGGTCTTGGCCGCGTAGATCAGGTCGATCAGCTTGTCGGTCGGATTGCTGGCCGGCCAGGCGCCGGCGACGCCGGTGGCCAGATAGCCGACCTGGCCCCACGCGTACGAAGCGTCCGGCGCGGCGGTGTAGCTCAGCAGGCCCTTGGGCTTGTTGACCCCGTCGCCGGTCACGAAGGCCGTCGTCTCCTGGGCGGCGAAGGCGTCCTGCACCTCCTCGGCCAGCCACTCGTCGATGCTGACATAGGCGTCGTCCAGCAGGGCCTGGGTGGCGGCCGGGCTGGCGTAGAGCTCACCGGCCGGGAAGTCGATGACGTCGAGCGTGGGGGCCGTGGTCTCGGGCCGTGCGGCGGTCTCGGCCACCCAGGCGGCGGCCAGGCCCGTCGGCGACACCGGCTTGCGGAAGCTGCCCGAGCCGATGGTGCGGACCTGGCAGATCTCGCGCATCGGCGAGGTCGCCGCCAGGCGACGCAGGATCAGCCGCTCCAGCTCCGGCGGGGCGACATAGCCGCCGGCCGTGGCCGTGCTTTCAGAAAGACCCTTGGCTTCGAGCAGGCTGGCGGCGGTTTCGCCGGTTTTCACATAGCGGTCGAAGGCGGCCTTGCGCTCGTCGACCTGCGCCAGCGGCGCATCAGCGCCAAGAGACGGCCGACGCAGGTCGCTCATCAGCCGATCGAGCCGGTCCTGGGCGCGAGCCACCGCGTCGTCGATGCGGCCGACCTTCTCCTCCAGCAGCACATCGGCCCGCTTGGTCTCGATCGCCGCCAGCCGCTGGTCGTTGGCGGTCTTGAAGCTCTCGAACGCCGAGAGCACGTCCGCCAGCGCCGCGCGGGCCTCGGGCGAGGCCGCGTGTTTGGTTTCCTTCAT